TTTTTCTTCTTACTTTGCGGAGTAAGGGCGATAATAGAAACGATAAAACAAAAATACAATGACTGAACAAGAAGATTTACTAATTGAAAAAATGGTAGCTGAGTACCGTATAAAACTGAAAGCAATGGTTTGCAGTTCAGAACCTAGAACGGGGTTCAAAGTGCAAGAGGTTGACTTCAAAGGTCACGCGCAAATAATAGCCGATTACTTCGGGATTGATTACAACACAATGCTTTCATCTAAGACACGGCAACGAGAGTACATCTTAGCTAGGTCAATTCTGTTTTGGCTAACTAGAAAGCAACGCAGCAACGTATTGACATTTACCAAGATTGCTGAGTATGCAGGGCTAAACCACGCAACCATCATTCACTCCATAAAGAAGTTCAATGAGTGGTACGAATGGGATAATTCGTTCAAACATCCAGTTGACGATATTATGCAGATGCTAGGCTATAAGGTTGTCAAGGAAGGAAAAGAGAACTATCACCCTGAACTATTATGATGAACATACTCCGACTATTTACACTAGCTTGTCTATTGTCTCCACTAGGCAACATTGACAAAGTGGAACAGAAAAAGATTGAAGCGCAAACAAAACCTAGTTATCTTTGTGATTGCGGTTGGCGTGATGCGTTGATGTGGAACGATGCGGAAATGATGTTAAGCACTTATTGATTAAATTAGCGGAATGAGCAGATATCAAGAAAACGAGGAAACCAAAGAAGCAATAGACTCTTTACTAAGTGTCAACCGAAGCATACAATGTGACTTAGGTTTGGAATCAGACAAAGAAGCAATTGATTTCTCAAAGGCTTATTGGAAGTATGCAAGTGAAAAGATAGCAAAACACGACCCTGATTTTTGGGAGGTTATTAAACACCAAGATTAAATAATGCGCTACAAAGCTGGTTCGGGAAAAGGTAATAGATACAGACTAACAAGCGAAGAAAAAACGTTCATTGATGTATGGAGGGAACACGGTCATTTACCCGAACTTCTAGAGCAATGCAAGGCATCAGGCATTGACATCAAAGACGTTAAGCACTACTGGCACAAGTCTGAGAAGTTCTCAATCTTCGCAAAAAATGAAGGGCAAACGTTAGAGCAAACATTTGAGCCGATACTAAAGGATTTACAAAGCTATTCGCCAAAGTTCAAGAAGATAAAGAGGGTAAAAGTATCAGACCCTCATTGCTTAGTGCTAGACCCAGCGGATATTCACGTTGGCAAGTTGGCAACCAAATCTGAAACGGGGAGCAATTACGATATTGAGAAATCAGTAAACCAAGTTGATGAAGGCATTAGCGGAATACTATCTAAAGCGCAAGGGTTTGACATTGATAAAGTCATCTTTGTAATAGGCAACGATTGCCTTCACATTGACACGCCTAAACGAACGACCACAAGCGGAACACCGCAAGACACTAGCGGAATGTGGCACGAAGCGTTTATAGCCGCCAAAGAAATGTACGTTAGGGCTATTGAGCGCATACTACCTTATTCAGATGTTGAGATAATCTTCAATCCTTCCAACCACGATTATATGAGTGGGTTTATGTTAGCCCAAACTATTGAGGCTTATTTCAGACACTCAAAGAACGTAACTTTTGACGTTAGTATCTGCCATAGGAAGTACACGAAGTACGGGGTCAATATGATTGCTACAAGTCACGGGGATGGGGCGAAGTTAGCCGACACGCCCTTGTTGATGGCAACGGAAGCACCACAAATGTTTGCTGATTGCCCTTACAGATACATCTACCTGCACCACCTACATCACAAGCAAACTCACAAATTTATGAGCGGCAAAGACTTCATAGGGGTTACAGCTGAATACCTAAGAACACCCAGCCCATCAGACTCCTGGCATCACAGAAATGGATATGTTGGAGCAAAGAAAGCTATTGAGGGTTTTGTTCATTCGTTCAGTAACGGTCAGGTGGCTAGGCTAACGCATCATCTTATGTAATTGATTACCTTTGTAATATGGCAAAGAACGGAAACATACACCCTACAAGGATATTTAAAACGCCTGATGAGTTGTTAAGTGCTTGGAACGACTACAAAAGCTATGTTGATAGTCAGGCTACTAAATGGGCGAAAGTTCAATACGTTGGTAAGGATGGCGAACGAGTAACAGATAACCCTCCAATGCCTTATGATATTGATGGTTTCTTTGTTTGGTATTACGATAAATACAATAGACATATCCATCATTACTTTGATAATGACAATGGTTATTACGATGACTTTGGGGGCATCCTTACGCGTATAAAGGCAGAAAGGAACGACAACATTAAGACAGGAACGCTATTAGGTTTCTTCAATGCGAGTATGGGTAATAGGATTGCTGGACTAGCTGAGAAGAACGAGACAAATGTAAACGCAAACGTTAGCATACTAAACATAGACCCGTTAGATGATAGCGCAGACCACGGCACTCCGTAAGATAGCAGGTCTAAAGAAGCGCGTTAAAGTAATTCGAGGTGGTCAGGGTAGCGGTAAGACAATATCTATACTGATACTGCTAATCAATCACGCATCAAGCCAACCGAACAAAGAGATATTGATTATATCTTCAGAGTTAACCAAGATGCGGCTAACGGTCATTAAGGACTTTGTTAAGATAATGAAGCTCTCAGGTCTATACGTTGAATCTAAGTTCTTAGCAGGTACTTTGTATCGGTTTCCTAACGGTTCATTCATCAAGTTTATAGGGTTGGACAAGTCAGATGTTGGTAAGGGTCTACGCTCCGACATTGCATACTTCAATGAGGTGAACAAATGCGATTCAGAAAGCTACAGACAAGTGGCATCTAGGGCTAAAAAGGTCTATTCGGATTACAATCCTGATGCTCCTTTCTTCATTGACAAAGAGGTGATAGGTAGAGATGATTGTGACTTCATTCAGCTAACTTTTCAAGATAATGAGATGTTAGACGATAACGAACGCAATGAGATTCTAAACTATTACAGGTTGGCTTATGGAGTTGATTACGTTGAAGGTCAACAGCCGCCCGAACTAGTTAGCGAATATTGGGCTAATCTTTGGAATGTCTACGGTATGGGTAATATTGGGAGTCTGCGAGGCGTTGTGTTTTCCAATTGGTCAGAGATTGACAGCTTGCCCCAGGATGCGAAGTTTGTAGGCTACTCTATTGATTTCGGCTACAGTAATGACCCGACATCTGTAATAATGGGTTATGAATATAACGGGGTTAGAATATACAATGAGGTGGTGTATCGGACGGGGTTACTTAATTCAGACATTGCAGACCTATTGAAAGAGAACGACATTACCAAACAAATGATTGGTTACGCTGATAGTGCAGACCCGAAAAGTATTGCAGATATTAACCGTTATGGTTTCACCTTGAAGCCAGTAACCAAAGGTGCGGATTCGATTATGTACGGGGTTGGACTAATGCAAGAACAACCATTTCAAATTACTAAGCGAAGCACCAATTTAAGAAAGGAACTACAAAATTATTGCTGGGCAAAGGATAGGGACGGTATGGAGATTAACAAGCCTATTGATGCCTGGAATCACGCAATTGATGCTGCTCGTTATTTGGAGATGGAGTTGAAACTAAACAAGAAAGGTAAGATGAGAGTTCGTACATTCGGTTAATTATGAAAACGTTATCTTTGGTAAATTAAATGGTAAGCATTAAAGTCATAACCGAAAGAGGGATTGAGGACAAGAAGATACCTCAGTCGTTTGATGACCTGCAATGGATTGACTACGTGAACGCTCTTTGCACCGATGACACTACAGAAGCGATTGAAGCACTTACAGGAATAAGCACGAAGGATTTTAACGAAATGAGTTTAGAGTCTCAATCCTTTATCTTCAATTCTTGCGGCTTTTTTTGGAACGAGAAACCCGAATATATTGAAGTACCTGACGAAGTAAAAGAACTATCTATTGAGCAGGGTACATGGTTGCAGTTGATTAATTCAGAAGCCGAATTTAAGCGCGTGAATGAGTTAGAACTTCCTGAGATTGCAGCATCTCAATTGATTATTAAGACGTATACGGGCGTTGATATTAAAGGGTTGCGAGTTCCTGAAGCGTTAGGCTATTGGGCGTTTTTTTTTTGCAGTTTGAGAAATGGCAAAAGAGGTGGGAAGATATGTACACAGACAAACCAAACGACAATGAGATTGCCGCAGGGATTGAAAAGATACAACAGTTCGGATGGTTCGCCACTTTACACGCGCTTGCGAAAGGTGACGTTCTCAAATACGACCCAATCCTTGAGAAGAAAGCAATTGACATCTACACAACCCTACTACTTGAAAAGACGGAACGGGAGTATAGTGAGAATCTCCAATACTTCAATTCAAAGACTGACAAACCGATAGAATGAACGACACTATTAAATTTAATTACGTCATCCATAGAAATGATAAATGCGCTTGCGGCTCAAGTCTAAAGTTCAAACATTGCTGTTTAAAGGAACAGGGAAAACGAGCCAATTGCACACGAACGTATAAACGAAAATGACCTACCAACAGCTACTAGATATGGTTCGAGACACGGCTAAAGCTGTGAATACTACGGGAACATTTATTCACGGTCGTAATAGCGATGCGGCTAACTCTCAGGCGTTACCATACCCAAGAATACATCTATATCCATTCACGCAAGAACGCGACCCAAAGGACACGTTTAAACGAACTACGCCTTTGTTGTTCTCATTCGTTGAGAAGGATGAAGGGCTGCAAGATGAAGCATTGAGGGAGGGTATCATTAGCCGAATGGATTTGTTATGCCAAGACTTCTTGGATAGGTTAGAAGATGATTATGATTCTGACATTGAGTTTACTTCAATTCGCTCAGAACCACAGTACCAAATATTGGAAGGTGTAAGCGGTTACACTTTGAGCGTGACGATTAAAAGCCAAGTTGAGTGCTAAGTCCTAACGAGGAAATACTATTGCGAAACTTCGCAGAGCAGACGAAGGCTGACATTCAGAACGCTATCAAAACCAAGCGGATTACCAAATTTGGTGCAGTCAATAGTTCGGGGCGGTTGCACGATTCTGTTGAGATAATCTACACGGATAACGGGTTTAAGATATTGGCTAACGGTTACATTAACACTTTAATATGGGGAAGAAGACCTGGTTCTTTTCCACCCATATCTCCAATAGAGAGTTGGATTAAAGAAAAACCAATTTCAACTGATAAGCCGATTAAATCACTAGCCTATGCAATAGCTACCAAAATGCAAAAGGAGGGAAACATGGTTTGGAGAACTCACAAAGGTCAGAACTCAGGGTTATTGGAGGACGCATTGAAGCAAGATAAATTTGATGCGTTTGTTCAGTTAATAGCATCGAAAGCGGTTGAAGGATTAACAGATAATATAGTAACAGCATTTGACATAAAAGCATAATGGCAATTACACTACCTAACCTTTGGAACTCAGTTCACAGACCAATCATTTACACATTTGCTCCTGAATATACTTTTGTTGCGGCTGGTAATTATTTAGGTAATCTTCAACTAATCATTTCGCCACTTTCAAACGTTGACAACTTCATTGTGGGGACTAACGCGATAATACCAAGCGGAATCTACGCAGGAACTCACAAGGTGCTTTCAATATCGGGAAATGCTCTTTTGTTAGATACTACTTACACCGCAGGAGCAGGCGGTACGGTTATCTCAACCCGTGTTCCTGTTAACCTATACGCTGGTTATGATGCTGCTCACCCTGGATTTACAGATTATCCTTATGGATTGGTCGCAAGTATCACGGCTATTCGTGGAGCAGATGGAAATTGTAAGGTAGATGTAAGTGGTTTCTTAAAGAGCGTATTTAAGGAAATCAAAGCACCCCGAATAGGGCGCGACTTCCAAATGTCAATACCCTTTGCTCTATTTGTTGGACTTGAATCACATACAACTAGATACGCACTAAACGGAACGTTCAAGCAAGATGACCTAGCCGCTTATGATGCGGCTGGTAAGATTCTAAACGCACGTGAGCCAATCCACTTTCAGAACGGGAAAACAATCTATTCAATGATTTGGCAAGATACGGCTGAGTTTGGTGAGCATATTGTCAACATAGCCGCCACACCCGGAACGGGCAATGTGGGAGGAATTGGATTTTTAGAAATAGGCACAACATTTACTATTCAATAATGGCAATTTACCTAGACAGAACTTACGACCTTTTCGAAATGGCTACCTTTGGTGACCAATTCGAGCAAAGCATCACTCAATACTTTTACTCATTTACTGGAACTGTTCCAAGTTGGGTAACGGCTGAACCTTTACCATCTCCATTTGGAGCGTATAATTTCCCACAGTTTGAGATTGACATACCTGAAGGAACTTTAGGAACTTACACTTTTGGAGTGACTCAAACAAGACTTTCCGATTCAAGTACTTTAACAGGTACGATAACAATCAACGTTAGTGATATAGCTGCAACCCCTTTAGATTTGCCACATTGTCAGAACGCTAACTTAGTTTGGTTAGACCCTTCGGGAGGTTGGGAGAGTTACACCTTCAACGGTAAAGCGCAAACTGAGCAGGGCAAAGGTTCGGATTCGTCATTCATAAATAGCGATGGAGAAAAGCGTTATTCGAGGATTGAGGAGGTACATCAAGGTTTAATCGTTACAACGGGAAAGGTTTCTCCAATGTCGGCTGATTTTGTGGCTGATGCGTTCAAAGCAATACAAGCGTATCTTTGGGATGATGCTGGGTTTGTTCCAATTCTAATTGATAGGCAGACATTCCGAAAGGTTCGTAGTGGTGAGTCATTTGCTGAATATGAGTTCGGTTTTATGTATGCTATTGAGGACGTAATCCAAACACAATGAACAAACATTTAAAAGACCCTAGCGAAATTTTAGCGTGGATTATAGTAGTGTTAATAGTATCATCAATAATTAGCCTATTGCTATGACCGAACTATGGATAGACGGTAAACTTTGCGACCTTGAAAAGAAAGAGGTCATCGTAATGAGTTACGGAGTAAACCGATTGACGGACATTGAAAGCCGACAAGGGTATTACTCCAATACTTTCAAGCTACCAAGAACAGCTAATAACTTAGATGTGTTCGGATTACCCAATGAACTTAATTCAACCGATACAACACGCTGGGAACGTTTGGAGTGCTACATCATAACTGATGGAATCTATCAAGTATTCGGCTTTGCTGAATTGCAAAGTATTAAGGATAGTTTGAGCGTAGTGGTTAAAGGTGGTAACGCTGATTGGATTGATTTACTAAGCGGCAAAGAGTTGACCGATTTAGACCTTTCAGATTTAGACCACATTCAGAACTTAGCAAACGTAACCGCAAACCGTTTTAACGATTACACAAGCCACTACGTTTATCCTGACATTGATTACGGAATGGTCAAGAATCTAAACGGTTCAATATCTCATTCAATGTTGTTTCCTTCCGTGTTTATGAAAACCCTTGTGGATAGGTCTTTTTCCGAGATAGGGCTAACGGTAACCAACGTACTTGATTCAGTTCCGTTGTATCAACAGATGGTGTTGCCGTTTGTCAATGATGAAATTCTACATTCAGACGCTTGGACATTATCAAAAGGATTTAGGTGCAATGTATCATCACATACAATCAACGTTGCAGCAGGTAGTACTCTTTGGTACGCAGGAATCGACAACGATAGCACAGGCGGCTTCTTTGACAACGATAACCAAATATCACTTGGTAATTGGGATGACCTAACATCTCCTCAAGTACCATTCCCAGGTTATCAGCCAAATGAGCCAGTTGACCAAACATTCACGGCTGTTATTGAGTTTACTGTTACCAATTGGCTAAACGGAACAAGTATTCTAGTTATGACATTTGTCAACGTTGGGCTTCTTGAATTTAATAAGAACTACGCACATTCTGACGCGCTCGGAAACGGAACTTTCACGGCAACAATCAAGGCACGAACGAACACAGAACTATTTGAAACAATTGAAGTAAGCTCAAGATTTGTAGGTGTTACGATTGATTCGGCTGTATTTACTAATGTACCTGACGATGTTTACATTCGGGGTTCTGTTTGGAACTTCTCAAAGAATCTACCTTCCAAATTCAAGCAGTTAGACCTAATTAAATACATGGTCAATTCGTTCTCTTTGATTGTCATTCCTGATATGACAAATAATAGCATTGAGTTTGTTTACTTTGATGACATACCAAGCAACACAAGCGAAGATTGGAGCGATAAAGTAGACATAACGGAAACGGAAGAAATTACACCAAACTACGGAAGCTACAAACAAAACAACATTCTTGAATACAGCATTGATACGGGTGATTCGTCACTAACCGAATCAAAGGATTTAGGAAAGCACACGATTGTAAGTGAGTACAAGCCTGAAGGTGAAAAGAAGATTTACAAAGCACCGTTAGGACTATGCAACCGAATCTTTACTATGCAAGAAACAATGACAAAAGCGTTCATTGATTTGAACACATCGGAATCAAGGGAGGAAGTAATAAGCGGAATAAGCGGTACAACAGTAACCTTTGCAGCCAATACTGAGTTTGCGGTGGGAGATGAACTTTTATACGCTGATTGTAATGGCAGCCAAACAATAGGAGGCACTACAATTAACGGTCAGATTGTAATGGTAATTGATAGACCAACCAGCAACACGGTAACCGTAAAACCAGGGTGTAGCGGAACACCATTAGCAACAACGGGTCGCGCTATCAACATTGGTCAATATTATGAGTTGAATACTAGAAAGCCACGTATAGGAGTTCACAAGGTTGTAACTGATAGCCCAGTACCAATTCAGCTAATCGGAGCAACAACCGTGACAAGCGCAAGTGAGGTTTATTTTGATGAGATACTTTGGTCAAACTTAGTAGAGACTTATTGGGAAACGCTCACAGCTATAATCCAACGTCCTCAAATGGTTGAGATGTTGATGAGGTTATCAGCTTCGGACATTAATCAAATCGACTTTACCAAACCCAAATGGATAGACCGATTTAACTGCTATTTTTATCTCAGCTACATTAACCAATACAAAGTGAACCAAGTAGATTCAACAGAAGTAGAACTAATTAGATTACCGTAATAATGGCAGAAGAAAAGAAGATACTCGTTGATATTGAAATCAACTCGGAGGACATTAAGAAGGCGAACGATTCAATGGCTAGTTCTGCTAAGTCGGCTGCATTGCTTACGCTTGAATTGAACAAGTTAAAAGAGGAGCAGAAAGCCAACAGCCAAGCGGCAAAGGACGGAACAATTAGCGCAACAGAGTTAGCCGCAAGACAAGCAGGTCTAAAGCTAAAAATGACTGAGACATCCAAAGCACTTGCTGCATCCAATAAAGAGTACGCCAATAACAAAACGGTAGTAGATGCTGCGAAGGGTTCAAACGAGCAACTACGGGCGCGGCTATCTATTCTGACAAAGGAATACAACGGGTTAAGCAAAGGACAGCGCGAGAACTCGAAAGAGGGCAAACGGATGGAGGCAACCATCAAAGCTATTACTGACAAACTCAAAGCAAACGAGAAAGCCGTAGGTGATAACCGTAGGAATGTAGGTAATTACGAAGATGCTTTGAAAGGCGCAGCTGGTCAAATAAACATATTCGGTGTAAACGTTGGTAGTGTCATTACGAAGGTTCAAACGTTCAAAAATGGCATTGTTGCACAAGCAACAGCAACCAAAGCGAGCGCAGTAGCAACGGGTGGATTTAGTGGTGCTTTACAAGTCCTTAAATTAGCTATCATTGGAACGGGCATAGGTGCGTTAGTTATTGCTCTTGGTTCACTTGTTACATTCTTAACCCAAACAAAACGCGGTTCTGAATTATTATCACAAGGGCTAGCAGGTATTGGCGCAACCGTTTCTGTTTTAACAGATAGAATGTCAATGCTTGGCGAAGCATTAACGCAAGTCTTTAGCGGTGAATTTTCAAAGGCAGCGGAAACCGCAAAGGGCGCATTCTCAGGAATTGCAGACGAAATAGTTAGAGAAACTAAGGCAGCCGCAGGACTGGAAAAGCAGATGCAAAAGTTGCGAGATAGTGAGCGTGATTTGCTAGTTGAAACATCCAAGAGAAAAGCGGAGGTCGCTAGTTTACAATTGATAGCGGAGGACGAAACCAAAAGCAACGCGGTTAGGCTTGA